ATTATGTGGACAACACCAGTTGCAACTGAAATGCGTTTCGGTTTTGAAGTAACAATGTACGTAATGAACAAGTAATACATGTATTACAACGTTTAAATTTAAGGGGCTTAGGCCCCTTTTTTTGTAGTATAATCATGGGACATATAATTAAAATTTACATGGAACACTAAGATGGCATCTAATAAAATTCACCTAGGTAACACAAAAATAGTATCTGACTCAGAAGCCCCTGAAGGTACTGTAATAGCAACACCCACTAAATCAGGAACTATAGCACTTCTTTCAGATGTTGGAGAGGGCGCGTCACCTGTAGATACTTATACTAAAACTGAAATAGATGCACAACAGGCAAAACAAAACCACGACATAGCTGATAACCATGCATCGACTCAGACCAACTCAAATAGAATTACTAAAAATGAAGAGGATATAGCTGCATTAGAAGCTAGACCTATCGGTGGCGAAACTGTTGATGCTTACACTAAAGATGAAGTAGATGCCCAACAAAATTTACAAGACATAGAGATTGCAAAGAATGCAGAAGCTATTTCAAATATACCAGCACCTATAAGTACATATAGTAAAGACCAAATAGATGCTCAACAAAAAGCACAAGATGATGTAACTGCTACAAAAGCAAATAAAATTGATGTTTATACTAAAGCTGAAGTAGATGCACAACAAGCAGAACAAGATGCAGAAATTGTTAAAAAAGCAGATGCAAAAGATGCCTTTCCTGAAGCACCAGAAGATGGTGAGACATATGCCCGTAACAATAAAACATGGGTGTCTATTAGTGAAACTTCAGGTATACCTGATGCACCTGTTGACGGCAAAATGTATGGTAGAAAAGATGGAGAGTGGGATGCTGTAGCTGATGCAGGAGATATCTATACTAAAGCTCAAATAGACTCACAACAGTCTGCCCAAGATACAAAGATAGATAAGAACAAAACAGACATCGCAAAAAACACAGCAGACATTGCAGCAATACCTGCGCCTGTAGATGCCTATACTAAAGCCGAAGTAGATGCTTCACAATTAGCACAGGATACAGAGATAGCTAAAAAAGCAGACAAAGAAACTACATACACTAAAGCTCAAATAGACTCACAACAGTCTGCTCAAGATGTAAAGATAGATAAGAACATAGATGATATACAAACTAATGCAGATGCTATTGCAGCAATACCTGCACCTATAGATTCTTATACTAAAGCTGAAGTAGACGCATCTCAAAATGAACAAGATACAGAGATACTTAAGAAAGCGGATAAGGCAGATGTCTATACTAAAACTGAGATGGACACACAGCAGTCTGCTCAAGATACAAAGATAGATAAGAACGTATCAGATGTTGCAAAAAACACAGCGGACATTACTAAATATACAGCAGATGTTGCAAAAAACACAGCAGACATCACAAAAAACACAGCAGATATTGCAAAAAATACAGCAGACATAGAAGCAATGCCACCATATGTTGATGCTTATACTAAGACTGAAACCAATACTCTATTAGATGGTAAAGCAGACAAAGGAGATACAGCAGAAGCTCTTACATATAAAGGCAGTATTAATGCTACAAATACAGGGGCTCCAGTAGACGCTAACATTGGAGATCTGTATATCAATGATTTCAATCCCGCTGAACCAAATAAAGTTTACCCTGTAGCTGAGTATGGTGATTGGGGTATGGTAACTGAGGTTAAGTATAACGATAAGCTAATTAAAGTAGCAGGAGGATGGGATAGGATTGAAGCACCGCAAATTCCAGATGGTATAGAACCTATTGATGCTTATACTAAAGATGAAGTAGATGCATCTCAAAAAGTACAAGACGATGCTATAGCAAAATTACAAAATCAGAATGCACCGTGGGAACCACATGATTATTTATATGTTAACAACTGTGTTCCAGCCCCTGCACCTGAAGAGACTGGTACATATTGGGATACATTTGTTGCTCCTCAACCAGGAGAAATCTTTTTCGTAGCAAGATTTGGTCACCCTTTGGAGGACGATAATTATTCATCAATAGAAACAATTTTTATTTCTAAATACGACAAGAAAGGAAACGAATTACCATTTAAACACGAAAAAATCTATAATGAAGAAACAGGTGAATTAGAATTTATATCCTATGATGTTTATGGAAAAGAACTTAAATTAAATAGTCCTAATGGTTCTGCTACATATTTTATGGAAGGAATTGTAGATTCAGATACTGCTCCAGAACATGTTGGCTATGAAGGAGAACCATTTTATGTAATACAACTTGATACCTACGAATCTGAAGTGCAAGGTACAATAACTGAGGGAGAAATTGCACAAGTAACTTCACCAGAAGATAAGGGAGTCTCAGTTGACTGGAAATTAAAAGAGTATGCATCTGAAGAAAAGTCTGGATATCCATATCCTCCTGTAAAAATTTCTTCTGCTACCATTAACAACGACACTATAACCATTAATAAATTGTCAATAGGTGCTTCTTTGTATCATGACGAGGTTTCAAATATAATGATTGGAAGTGAGCCAAGCTCTAAAGCGCCTTGGTGGGCTGATGACTATTTACCAGGATTACATTGGAATGCACAGGATTCAGGTTTCGGAGAATCATCAGGAAACATTGCAATAGGTAGGGGAGCTCTTGGGGCTTGCCAAACCATTTCAGAAAATACAGCAATAGGTTTTGATAGTTTAACAGATCTTAGGAACGGTTGGAGTAACACTGCTATAGGTTATGGAGCTGGACAAGGTCTTCAATCTGGTCAGAACAATACTTTCATAGGTTATTGGGCTGGACCAAAAGGACCAGATGCAGAAAACGCTAATAATCAAGTTGTTCTAGGCCATTATGCGGCAGAAGAATTATGGGTAGGTAATAATAAAGTATTCCCATTCCCAGATGATTTAGGTGGCGTATGGGAAGAAGTTGGGTCTGGATTTGGAAGAGCTGCTGTAACGCAAGTGTATGGTCTTGGGATTGGAACAGATTACCCATATAAACCTTCAGGTAGAACATTACAAGTAGAAGCTGATGGACCAACAAGACTTATTTTAAATAACACGAAAGCTAACATGATGGTTATAAAGGCAGATGACCCTGCGGCTGATTCGTCAAATCAAGGTGGTGGGATAGTAATTTCTGATTATACTGGTACGAATGAAGCTGGTGCTGAACCAATTGCACGATTCAATAGTAATGGAGTATTTGTAGAAAAAGACTTATCAGCCAATAGAATACTTGTTGGTTCAGGGAATGGTAATTGGACAAATACTCGTATCGGCAGTAACACCTTTAAAGACATGGATGATTCAGCAGTTCATAACACAGCAGTAGGAAGACAAGCATTACTTAGTGTTACTAATGGTATTGATAACGTCGCTGTAGGTAGTGGAGCTTTACAATGGACTAGAGAGGGTAGTAAGAACGTAGGAATAGGTCATGAAGCTGGTTTAAATATAACTACAGGAATTAACAACACTTGTATAGGATATGCAGCTCAACCTTCTGACCCTAAAGTATCTAACGAAGTTACTATTGGTAATGATGATGTAACAACTACTAGACTAAAAGGGACAGTGACTGCTAACGGAACACCTTTAACAACAACTGTTGATGTAGATACTGCTATTGACAAGAAGTTAGCTATCAAAGATAAACTCATTGAGAAATTATCAGCAAGACTGGATAAACTAGAAAAGAGGATGAAAAAATGAAATTAAAAGACATCATAAAAAAGTTTTCTGAAGAGCCAGAAAAGATTAAGAAGAAGCCAAAAGCTAAAGCTAAGGCTAAAGCTAAACCAAAAGCTGAACCTAAAGTTGACTATATAGATGAGGAAGTCCCAGGATTAATCCAAATCAATAAATATACAAGGCCCTTTGAAATTACAGGTACGGGTATTCTATTCCCTGATGGATCAGTTCAATCAACAGCACAAGGCGGAACTGTAGAGATTGACCCAGACGTAATAAAACAAGTAGAACAGAACACCTCGGACATTGCAAAAAACGCAGCGGATATAGCAGCTATAGAGATTCCTGAGATTCCAGAAATACCTGAGATTCCAGACCCAATAGATGCCTATACCAAAGCTGAGGTAGATGCTTTACAAGAAGCTCAAGATGAAATTATTGATTTAAAAGCACCTCAAGAAACTACATATACTAAAGCTCAAATAGACTCCTCACAGGGAGCTCAAGACGCCCAGATTGCTTCTAAAGCACCTCAAGCTACTACTTATACCAAAGCTGAAGTAGACTCCTCGCAGGGAGCTCAAGATGTTAAGATTGCTAAAAATTTGGCAGACATTTCAACTAATAAATCTAATATAACAGCCAATGCAACTACTATTGGTGCAGTATCAACAAGAGTAACTGCTGCTGAAAACGATATCATTGAGTTAGAAGAAGAGATTGAAGCTCTTGCACCCTCGTTTGACCGAGGTCACTGGGAACACGACCCAGTAGAAGGTATGGCAGCTAGAGCTCCGATTGAAGGTGCATACTATCTAGCAGGTAATGCTACTCAAATTGTACAGAAGTTTGAAGAAACTCATCAAATCTACTTTCACAATGTAGACTCTGAAGAGCCACCACAGACTCATACGTTTGACGATATAACTGAAGGTATGTACATAGAGATGTTTGAAGGATTAGACAGCTCATTCTTACTAGGTGTAGTTGAAACTGTAACTAAAGGTTCTTCTCATACAGTGATAGATGTTACTGTAGTGAAAGCCGAAGGTGGTCCAGGAGAAGAAGACGACACTGTTATATCAGGAGCGAGTGTAAGAGATGGTGTACGAGTTAAGTTCTTTAATCTTGCTGAAGGTGAGCTAGACCTTGATGGTTATATGCAAACATCTGGTGGTACATTCACAGGTGAAGTCAAACACAAAAAAGACATTATTATTGAACCTACACTGCCAAGCAGATTTGTTACTTTTAAGAATCGCTATGCTACAAACGCAGACGGCAGTGATGCTGGTGCTGGTGGTACAGCTTTTGGTGTTAACTTTGACCTAGACCATGGCAACTCTGGATACAATCAGGTAAAGTTTACTAACAGAAGTGGTGATATATTATCAGTTAATGGTGGCTCTAATCCAGCAGCTAAATACAACGGTAGAATAACAGACGACAAGCATCTTGTTACTAAAGCTTATGTAGATTCTAAAGCAGGTAAAGATTTAGTTGTTCTCCATTCAGGTGGTAATACATTTAAGTTTAACTCTAGTTCAAACGCTCCAAATACTAATTACTTTACTACTGTATCTAGCTTAACATCCTCTAACAAAGAGTGGCATTTTAGAAACTTATGGGATTACACAGGTATTGGTGTTAATTGTAAAGACTATGAAGCTACAGCTGGAAGTATGTTTGAGCTTTGGGATGGAACCAACCTGTTAGTAAAGACATCTATAAGAGACTGGAAGACTTCAACTAGAGGCAACACTTCTATGATGTTTAATTGTGCTGGATATAAGCCAACAGTTTATGCCGCAGAGTATTTAAGTGAGTCTAAGATTTACGGCGTTGTCTTAACTAACATGGTGAAGAAATAGGGTAGATAAAATATGAAATAAGTAGTATGATAATATAACTGGGAACATAACCGACTTATCAAACTGCCCCAGCAGACGCATACACGATTGATAAGTTATAACTTTGTATGGAGAAATCAAAATGGCAACAACTACATTCAGTGGGCCGGTAGTATCTAAAAACGGCTTTTCATCAGCAGGCGGTTCATTCACAATTAATAGCGAAGTGGTAATCATGGCAAACTTGCCTACATCTGACCCTTCTGTCGCAGGACAGTTATGGAATAACGCTGGCGCTTTAGCAGTATCAGCAGGATAATACATTATGTCAATGACATCTTTTATAGGACCTGTCAGATCACATAATGGCTTTATTAGTACTGGTGAGGACAGTGTTGTATCCTTTCCAGGCGGTACGCTTAATCTAACTGTTGAAGGACAATCAGGTAAACAGATTACTATATCTGCAAACGGAGGCACAATCAATCTACCAGCTATTATTAGTTCAGGTGATGACTGTAACTTTGGAATGCAGTATAGCTTTATCGTTTTAGCTGACCTTACTTCACCTATTACATTTAATACTGGAAAAATAGCGGATACGTTCTACGGAACAATTAACTATTGTGATGATGCAGGTGGGCTAGCAGGATTCTATCATACACCTGGCACTGCTAATACAATATCAGGCGATGGAGATTCTACAGGCGGAGAAGCAGGTTCTGTATATGTCTTAACTTGTATTGGTGCAAATGCATGGAGTATCCAAGGGGTAGCAGTATTTCCAACAGATGCGACACCGGCATCACCATTTATAACTAGGGTAGCTAGAAAGAAAGCTAAACCTAAACCACCGACAAAAAAATTAGCTGACCCTAATCCAATGGCAAAAGCTAATAAAGGCAAGAAAAGAAGGTGGGCTTAGATGGACGAAGAGCCCAAACCTGTAAGTAATAAAGAGCGCCTTGAGGAATTGAGACGTTGGTTTGAAGCATTAGGAGATTGTGTGTAATGGCAACACCTAAGAAAAAAGGAATGGGAATCAAAACTTCTGTTAAGTCAGGTAATTTTAGAAAGACTAAAACAGGAGCGGGAATGACAAAGAAAGGCGTTGCAGCCTATCGGAAAGCAAACCCAGGTTCTAAACTTAAAACAGCAGTAACAGGAAAAGTAAAGAAAGGTTCTAAAGATGCAAAGAGACGTAAGTCATTTTGTGCAAGGTCTGCAGGACAAATGAAAGACTTTCCTAAAGCTGCAAAAGACCCAAACTCTAGATTACGTCAAGCACGTAAAAGATGGAAGTGTTAATAGGAGAAAGTAATGGCAGACGGTAAGAAAAAAAGTAGTCCTGAGAAAAATGTATTTGACAAATACATGAAGGACAATCCATTGTTTAAAGGTGCGGATAAGATTCAAAAACACCTAAAAGACAAACTAGAGAAGAAGGGCAAAAAGAAAGTTAAGAAAATGAAAAAAGGTGGCGCTGTTACAAAACATCGTGGCGACGGCTGTGTTATTAAAGGACGAACTAAAGGCCGCATGGTCTAACTCAAGGAGAATTAAAATGGCAACAGATGATAAAAGAATTAAAGACCCGATGAAATCAGGAAAAGATTTTGGGTCTCCGTTTGATATATTTAAAGCAAAACTAAATAAAGAAACTGTTAAAAATTTAAAACAGCCAACAGGCGGATTAACACGTAAAAGAGGTAAGATGGTTCCAGACCCTAAAGTGAAGATAAATAAGTCAACACTTAAAAGTTTATCAGCTAATAAAACTAAAGCTCAAAAGGATACGGCTAAAGCTAAGAGTAAAGCTAAGACCGCTGCTCCTAAAGCAGGTAAACCTACTAATACTAAAATAGGACCTAATATGAGTAAGGTTAATAAAGCCGCTCCTAAAGCAGGTAAACCTACTAAGACTAATATAGGACCAAACATGGGTAAGGTTAATAAACCTGATACACCACGAGTAAAAAAGAAAGCTAGAAAAGATGGGCCGTCAGGACCTAAGATGACTTCTGTGGGTAGACCAAGTACTGGGCCTAAACCTAGAAACAAAGACCCAAAAGTTAACCTGAAGAAACGCGGACCAAGTGGACCAAGCATGACTGGATTTAAGAAAGGCGGTAGGATTGATGGTTGTGCAACTAGAGGTCTCACAAGGGCTAAAAGGTCTAGATAATGCGTGGCTGCCGAGGAATGGGGATTGTAAATCCTAAGAAGCTTCCTAAAGCAATGAAGAAAGGCGGCAAGGTAAAGAAGAGTGATTGTGGATGCAGTCACTCAAAGACCAAGATGAAGAAAGGCGGAAGTGTTAAAGATGATTGTTACCACAGAGTAAAGTCATCATATAAAGTATTTCCAAGTGCTTACGCATCTGGTGCTATTGCTAAATGTAGGAAGAACAAAGGTAAAAAATAATGGCTGTTAGAAAGACGGCAAAAGGTGCATCACTTAAACGTTGGTTTAAGGAAGAGTGGAAAGACGTAAAGACTGGGAAAGCATGTGGTAGAAAGAAGGGCGATGGCCGGAGTACACCATATTGTAGACCGAGTAAACGGGTGTCAAGCAAGACTCCAAAAACATCTGGAGAAATGACAACTGCACAGAAACGCTCTCGAATAGCGCAAAAGAATAAACTTGGACAACCTGCGGGTAAACCAAGAAGAGTTGCTGCTTTAAGAAGAAAGAAAGCAACAAAGAAAAAATAATGGAGGATAGCAGTATGGAAACTTTATGGACAGTATCAGCACCAGCATGGCAATGGATAGTTGGGACAGTAGTAGCATTGTATGTATGGGAAATGTACTTAGAACACGTTTGGTACAAATTTAAACACTGGGTTCTTAACGAACCTCACAAAGCTAAGTAAGGAGGTTATTATGGAAGTAATAGCAATTTTAGCATTAGTAGGTGGAGTAGGTTATGGCATGGAGCATGATTGGCAAGCAGCAAAAGCTTACAAGTCATACAAAGAATGCCGAGCTGAAAATCCTAAATTTCATAACACTATGACATCATGGCAATATGACCCGTGTAATTTAGCGGCATATCATGTTAAACAAGTAATGAAATGAAATACAAAGAAACATTTGTAAGTATTATCGCTTTAGTCACTGCCTTCGTTGGTGGTGACTATCTCGACTCAGTTGAGCCTACGGTACATACGCACGTGATATCAGAAGAATGCACTGTAATTAGAAACATTGAAAAGGAGATGTAATGGCTACATCAAACACAACAACATTTAATTTAGACCTTAACGAAATAGTAGAGGAAGCTTTTGAAAGATGTGGAGCTGAATTAAGAACAGGATATGACTTAAAGACTGCTAGAAGAAGTTTAAATTTAATGACAGCGGAGTGGGCTAACCGTGGAATTAACCTTTGGACAATTGAAGAAGGTAGTATCCCATTATTAAAAGGTGTGCAGTCATATGACTTACCTGCAGATACTATTGACTTACTTGAACAAGTAATCCGCACAGGTACAGGGCAGAACCAAAGTGATTTAAGTATCAGTAGATTATCTACTTCATCATGGGGTTCAATACCCAACAAGAATAGTGAAGGTAGACCTAACCAACTTTGGATAAATAGACAAGAAGCTAATCCTATTATTAATCTATATCCAAGACCTGACCAAGACGATGAGTATACTTTCGTATACTGGAAAATGAAAAGATTAGATGATGCAGGGAAAGGCTTAAACACTCAAGATATTCCATTTAGATTTTTACCGTGCATGGTAGCAGGTTTAGCTTATTACTTAAGTTTAAAAATACCAGGCGCAGGAGATAGAACACAGTTTTTAAAAGCGTCTTATGAAGAGCAGTGGACATTAGCAGCTGACGAAGATAGAGAAAAAGCTGATTTAAGAATAGCACCAAGGGCTTACCATATATAATGAGTAGCAAATTTACAGGTGGAAAACATGCATTAGGTAATTGTGATGTTTGTGGGTTTCAGTTTAAATTAAATAAACTAAGAGACCTATTTATTAGAACTAAAGACTCACATGTAAAGGCTTGCGAGGAGTGTTGGAACAGTGACCATCCTCAAAATATGCAAGGTATGTATCCTGTTAATGACCCTCAAGCAGTACGTAATCCTAGACCGGATACAAACTTAGAGGTGCAACGAGATTATCAGTGGGGTTGGAACCCAGTGGGCTTACATAACCCATTAGAGCTAGAAGGATTAGTTGATAATTTAGAAGGTGAAAGTCAAGTAGGAAATGTTACAATAACGATAACTTAGGAGAATTACAATGGCTGAATATAAACAACCAAAAGAAGTAGCACTACCGAAACCTATAGAATACCCAGCTAGAAGACGGGGTAAGGTTTTTGGAACAATGATGGCTAACATCAATAGAGGACCAAACAAACTATCGGGCTACCCTGATACTGACGTGAAAAGAGATGGTATTGAAACTAGAGGTAACGGTGCAGCAACTAAAGGCACAAAAGCTCGTGGCCCAATGGCATAAGGAATAGTCAATGAACTATACAGAATTAGTAGGAGCAATAGAAAGTTATACAGAGAATAAATATACAAAAGATGATGTAGATAGATTTATTCAAAATGCTGAACAGACAATTTATAACGCTGTGCAGTTACCTGACTTACGTAAAAACGTTACGGGTACTATGACTGCAGGTAATAAATATTTTAGTTTACCTTCTGACTGGCTATCAACATTTAGTATCGCCGTAATTGATAGTTATGGAGAATATGAGTATTTACTGAATAAAGACGTTAATTTTATTAGAGAAGCTTGCCCTGACCCTTCTGCAACATACTGGGGGACACCAAGATTTTATGCAATATTTGATGATGATTCAATGATTTTAGGACCAACACCCAATGCTGATTACATCGCTGAGTTACATTATTACTACTATCCTGAGAGTATTGTCACTGTTGGTAATTCTTGGCTTGGCAATAATTTTGATACTGCTTTATTTTATGGATCACTTCTTGAGGCAGCTGCATTTATGAAAGAAGACGCAGATACTGTGGCTCAATACTCAAGTAGATATCAAGAAGCAATGGCACTTTTACAGAATTTAGGTGAAGGTAAAAATAGACGAGATGCCTACAGAAGTGGGCAAGAAAGGATACCGGTAAGATAATGAATAATACAGGAGAAATGATTCAAGGCACAGACTATAAAGTTATTACTTCGGAAGAAGGAAAAGGTCATACGCCTGAACAAGTAGCGGAGATGGCATTAGCAAAGATAATACATGTCGGAGAAGATGCTGACCCGTTAATACGTGAGCAAGCAAATGCTTACAAAAATAACATTAGACTCGTTCTAGTGCAGTATATGAAAAAGGCAATCAAGTCTAATCATACAACAATCGCGAATAAACTGCGTGAAGCGGGACATTCAGATTTAATTAAACTTTTGGAGATATAGAAATGGCAATTACTCAAGCAATGTGTACGTCATTTAAAGTTGAAATACTGAACGGTATTCACGCTTTTGGTACAACTGTGGCTCGTGCAGATACAACTGCTGACACTTTTTACCTAGCACTTTATACTGATTCAGCTTCTTTAGATGCATCAACCATAGGATATGAAACAGGTGGCGAGACAGTAGGAACAGGATATACAGCAGGTGGACAAGAATTATCAGCTGTCGCCCCAACATCATCAGGTACTACAGCTTATTTAGATTTTGCTGATGAAACATGGACAACCGCTACTATTACAGCACGTGGTGCTATGATTTACAACCAATCTCAAGGCAACAAAGCTGTTGCAGTGTTAGACTTTGGTGGTAATAAAACATCAACTGCTGGTGACTTTACAGTAGTATTCCCTACTGCAGACTCTGCGACTGCTATTATACGTATAGCGTAGTAGGAGCCTAAGATGGCTCGATGGGAAGGTTGGAGTTCAGGTCCTTGGGGTAGAGGCTCATGGGGAACGGCTGTAGATATAGCTGAACCCACAGGCGTAGATGCTACTATTGGACTAGGGACTGTCACGGTAGATGCTAAAGCTGTTGCAGTAGTTAGTGGAGTTTCAGCAACCGTTAGTCTACGTGATGTAATTGTTGAAGCGGATAATAATGCTAACACAGGGTCTGTATTTGCAACTGGACATGTAGGTGATCTCACCATGGTGGGAGAAGCAAATGTTTATCCTACAGGTGTGTTTGGTACAGGACAGATAGGCGAAGCAGAAAGTGAAACTGTTAACTTAGTACCTGTCACTGGGGTTGAAGCTACAGGATATTTAGGTGGATCAGAGCCAGACGCAGAAGGAACAGCATTCCCAACAGGAGTAGAAGCTATAGGGGGAGTTGGAAACAATAGGTTTACTTTAGTCTGGGGTAAAATTGACACCAGCCAAGACGCTAATTGGAAAAGGATAGCATCATGATTGTTAACGCAAAAAAGACAAAAAATGGTACAATTATAAATAAATATAGAACGCATCTAGAATGTGCCGAATGTGGTATGAAAGTGGATGCAGAAGAATATAAATCAGGAACCTGCTCTGATTGTGGTGCCGCATGGAATGGTAAGCAACATACAGCCGTCTATGTTACAAGCGTACCTGCTAGCGGCCAGACAAGTTAATAGGAGAATTACAAAATGCCAAGTACTTATTCAGAGTTAAAAATAGAATTAATCGCTACAGGCGAACAGACGGGAACATGGGGCGCAACAACTAATGTGAACTTAGGTACTGCGTTAGAAGAAGCTATTACAGGTTCTGCAGATGTTACTTTTGCAAGTGGCGACGTAACCCTTGATTTAACAAACACTAATGCATCTCAAGCTGCTAGACACTTAAGACTAAACTTAGTAGGAACAACAGGGGGCGCGGCTAGGAATTTAGTTGTACCTACAATCCAAAAGTTATATCTAATTAATAATACTTGTGGCGATGCTGTTACAGTTAAAAACTCAACAGGCACAGGGATTGTGGTTGGTGCAGGTAAAACAAACTTCGTATATAACGATGGTTCTAATGTTGTTGACGCTGTTAAATTAGGAACAATGTCAGAGCAAAATGATGATGCAGTAGATATTAATGGCGGCTCTGTAACAGGACTATCTGATTTAACTGCTGCACAAGCCACAATCGGTGGCGGAGACCTAAATATTACAGGTCTAGTTAAGTTAAATGGACAACAGGGCACATCAGGACAATATCTAGGTTCTAATGCGGGATCTGACCCTACATGGCAAACAATACCTGCAGCGGCGGTTGTAATTCCAGCGGGTTCTAGAATGTTATTCCAACAAACAGCAGCACCTACAGGTTGGGTAAAACAAACAACATATAATAACTATGCTCTAAGAGTTGTATCAGGCACAGCAACTACAGGTGGTACGGTAGCATTTACTACAGCATTTAAATCATATTCTGTGGCTATTTCTGGTAACACAGGCAACAAAGCTGCAGGCGGTACGGTTGCTAACCATACGCTGTCTAATGCAAGAATACCGAGCCATACTCACTCTTATACTTACAGAAGCGGCGGATATCAAAACAGCGCATTGGGTAAAGGTACAAACAACACTCTAGGTACTGGTAATGCTAACACAGGAGCGTCAGGTGGTTCACAAGCTCACAATCACGGATTTACAGGGGCTAACCACAACCATAGTTTCTCAGGGTCATCAACAGTTAACGTTGATGTTTTACATGTGGACGTAATTATAGCTACTAAGAGCTAACGAAAGGATATTAATGCAATTACCTACTGGGGACTATTGTCCCTTATTGAAGAAGAAGTGTATTGGTTTAAAGTGTATGTGGTTCACCAAGTTACAAGGAACAGACAGTAATACTGGAAAGAATGTAGATGAGTATTCTTGTGCTGTCACTTGGTTGCCGATGCTACTGGTTGAAAATTCTGGTCAGCAAAGACAGACCGGAGCGGCTGTAGAGTCGTTTAGAAACGAGATGGTTAAAGCTAACGAAAGTAGTGTAAAATTGTTAGAAGAAACTGCTAAAAGAAAATTATTAGGGGATAAGTAAAATGGAAATAAATAGCGACACACATTTTTCAATAGTACCAAGTGATGGTGCAATGACCGTAGACGGTAAAGGCATGGGGGGTATAGACTTCTCTTCAGCCGGTATACCTGCGGATGTAAACGCATTACAATGGGAAGATGGTCAAGGCGAACTAGAGTATCTAGATGCCAGAAATAACCCTAATACAATTCTTAATGAGGTTCCAGAATGGGCACATAAGTGTGTGGAGTTATTTGTTGCAGCAATACAAGCAGAATTAGATGAGGATGTTAGACTAGCAAAATTGCGCTTAGGCACAGCTAGCCCAGACCCTAAAATAACTGAAATCATGGATGCGTATCCTACTATAAACTACGAGGACGCAAATAAATTAATACTTATGTTCAGCTCTAAAGATTTAGAATTAGAGATAGTAAGTGGGACATTTATGTATGATGAAGTAACTCAAATGGATACTCCATACAGACCTGTTGGAATAGCTATTACACAGTTGACCGGTAATGGGGCATTAATAGTTAGCAAACTTACTCAATTAACTGAGGCGGCAGCTTTAGTTGCTATCCCCATTCTCTCAACTCCTTTCGCTGATAACGCTCAACTAAGACAACTAAACGAACAATTAGGTCAATCAGCATATGATTACACTTACGCTGAAACAGAATATACGCTTTATTATCCTGAATGGACTCTAGAAAAAGATAAACTTAAAAAAGGCAGAGACATTGATACAGAAAGATCGGTAGAGTTACTACAAGGTTTTGAGTACGAAGGAAAAATGTATGATGCGGGGCCTACTAGTAGAACTAATCTAGCTGATTATATGACTCTAGTTAATGCAGGTGTTGATTTACCTGGAGGCTTTACATGGCGCGCTTCAGATAATACTAGTACAGGTTTTGATAATACGACACTTAAAGACTTTGCCAATGCAATGTTTACCTTTATGAATGATACATATATTAAATCATGGAATAGGAAAGCAACATTACCTAATGCAAAAACAATTAAAGATGTTCGGGCGGTTTAACTTAAGTAATAATTTTAAAATAAAAGTAGTACAGGCATTTGCATATCTAGGAGCGGTAGCTACTTTAATATTTTGGTGGGACACAACCTTATTTATTCTTGCAATGATTTGGGGTTGGCTTCTTACAGGCTTTGGCTCTAGCATGGGGCTACACAAAATGTCTGCTCACCGGTCTTTCAAACCAAAAAATAGATTTATAAAGATATTTCTTTTATTCATGGGGACTATTGTTTCTATGGGTAGCACTATATATTGGTGTGATACTCACAGACTACACCACGGCACTTCAGACTCTGACAAAGACCCTCACCCACCTAGAGGCTCTCTATGGAATAAAATAAAGATATGGTTCTATTACTTTAAGCCCTATAAAATTGAGCCAATGAGAGTAAAAGATTTAATAGCTGATAAAGACCATATGTGGTTTCATAAGAATTATTATAAGATAGTTATTGGGTGGATTGTCTTACTCGGATTAATAGACTTAAAGATAGCCGCTTATTTCTATTGTGTCAGCATGCTCTATGTATTCTTTGGAATTAGTTATATAACAGTAATAGCACATATTCCTAAACTAGCTGTCAGAGGTTATAGGTTATTTAACTCAACTGATTATACATACAACAGCCACTTTTTTGCGTGGTTACTGTGGGGCGAAGGATATCACAATACTCATCATAACAACCCTAAACTTTATAATTTAGCACTACTTCCTGATGAGTTTGACTACTCAGCTAAAGTTATAGAGACCATAGGAATCCCCTGCGAGCAGAAACCTAAAAAGTTTGATACAATAGTAAGACTCTAAAAACTTATGAAAGGAATGTAATGAACGTAAAGGATACGGTACTTAAAATTATATCTGCCGAAACAAAAACACCACTAAAAGAAATAGATTTAAAAGCTGACATACGGGACATGGGTATAGATTCTCTAGCCACAGTAGAAATAGTTGTAGCAATAGAAGAACAGCTAGGTATTGAAATCCCTGAAGATAGTGTCAACGAGATTATAGTCATTGAGGATATTATAGAGACATGCCAAAACTTGCACTCATAAACCACAGAATCCTCTGGGTTCTTGTACACACTGCCGCTATTCTTTCAATAGTGTTAGCAATATTTTATGGATATGGGTGGTGGTTATTAGCTGCGTTTTTAATATCTAGAGTATGGGTAATAGGTGGTATGAGTATGGGACTGCACCGTTATTTCTCTCACAGAAGTTTTAAGACTACTCCATTTAAACACAAAATAATATTATTCTTAAGTGTAATGGCAGCTCAGGGTAGTCCTTTAGGTTGGGCTACAGTGCACAGACATCACCATAAACATTCTGACCGAGAGTTTGATGTGCATTCACCAAAAGACGGTGCGTGGCATGGGGCACTATGGATGTTAGGCAACCCTCAAAAATGGAAAAAAAAGTTAGGTATGAAGTTCTCCACTGTTGATTTACTTAAAGATAAAACAGTCGTATTTGTTGAGAAATATTATTATGTTTTCTGGGCTGTTTTAATTGCAGTTAGTTTCCTTATTGATTGGAAGATAGGATTGTTCCTAGTATTAGCACCCCCAGGATTAGGTTATATGCTGGATATGTACTTTGTTAACTATCTTACTCATACTCCACTCTTACCTAAAGGGTATAGAAACTTTGATTCAAACGACACAACTTGGAATTATAACTGGGTTATATGGTTAGGTATACCTGATGGGTTACACCACAATCATCACACAGAACCTTGGAAAACAAACGCAGCTATTAAGAAAGGAGAGTACGACATTACCGGTTGGATTATTGACAATTGGTTTGCAAAAAATGTTAAGTCTACTTAAAAAGAAATTTATAAAGATAAGATACTACCCTTTTATTGCAGCTAAGGGGCCTATAGATACTTTAGAAGTAAAGAGATACTACTTATGGTTTTGCCATCGCGTGTTTATAAATGTCATGAGAAAGGGAGATGATGCCTTGCATGACCATCCATGGAACTATGTATCTATAATACTTTGGGGTGGGTATAAAGAAACCACTATTGATAAAGATACAGAAAAGTTAGTTACAAAGAAATATGGTCCAGGGTCTATTATATCTCGTCCTCACACAGCATTCCATAAATTAGAAATACTTAAGTCTAAGTCTATTAGTTTGTTCTTTGTATCTAAAATAAAAGTAGAAAAAGATTGGTGTCAAAGTTGGGTTGTTAATGATAAGATACTGAATTCTTTAGATTACCAATTACATTTATGTAAAACTCCAAAACAAAAGAGAGAGCTGGTAAAAATATACAGAGATGCTAGAGATGATGTGATGGAAGGAGAGAGGGTATGATACAGTTTGATAGATTAGATACTATAACTCATGATTGTGCAGAAGTCTGGAATATAACTGGAGTATGTAATAAACGTATAGCTGAAGAAACAATGAAATTTGTAGGGCAGGTTCTCAATCCAGATAGTAGAACTACTAGAAGTGAAGATTCTGTTCTTGACATTTCCGCTTCTGCCACTAGAGAATTATTTGACGAGATTGAAAAAGTTTTAGACCGTAGAAATTTACAGCGAATACCCAATCAATATTGGGGACAAATTCACAGGCAATATGAATCAACAGAAATGCATGAGCATACTCCTTGGGACGTTGGATGGGTATATTATGTTAGGGTTCCTGAAGATAGTGGGTTATTAGTATTTACACAGTTTCAAGGATGGACTAATAAATATGAGCATACACATTATCCTAAAGCAGGTCAGCTTGTACTATTCCCTGGATGGATGATACATAGAGTAACTAAAAACTTTAACACAATTCCTAGAATAAGTATTTCAGGAAATGCAAATTATATAGAGAGGAAATAATGAGTATACCAAATTTTATAGAAGTATATCCTACGTTTGATAAAGAGTTTTGTGACTATGCAATCAAATGTTTTGACGAAGCAGACAGTCATGGGTTGTGTAAATCTAGGCAAGAGAAACAAGATATTAGTAGTATGTTAATAGACGATAGTTCAGTTCATTTTCCGGTTTATGATTTTCCAATAGCTCACCTGACAGCCTCTCTGGTAGAACAATTTGATGCAGGGTTTGATGAGGCTCAACAGAAATACTATGCTAAATATGGGCAGTTGCAAGAAGTAGGAGCCTTAAGATACTACGAAGCCAAACTACAAAAGACTCATCCAGGACAGGGGTACCATACTTGGCATTGCGAAGCAGGGGGACGAGAATTTCAAACAAGAGTATTAACTTGGACTGTGTATTTAAATGATGACTTTGATGCGGGAGAAACAGAGTTCTTATACCAGCAATACAGATACAAACCAAAGATGGGGGATTTAGTTATCTTCCCCGCAGCATTTACTCACTCTCATAGGGGCAATTCACCTATAGGTGGGGTCAAGTATATTATCACAGGATGGCTAGAGTTCTAGAGAAAGTATGTTAAAATAAGCCTATTGTATTGGGAGCAAAATTATGTTATCAATGTTAACGGAAGAAGAAATTGCTTCACAAAAGAATACTGAAGAAAATAAAGCGGAATCGTATCCTATTAGTTATACTTTCCATTATGGCGTTCGCCCCAATAACGCCTCTTTTTTTATTTCTCTTCTCTTCTTATTTATGGACATAAAATATGGCACTCAAAAAGCTTGTATTCCAACCAGGGATAAACAGGGATAGAACCGATTACTCATCAGAAGGTGGGTGGTACGCTTGTGATAAGATAAGATTTAGGCAGGGTTACCCTGAAAAGATTGGTGGGTGGACTCCTATCAACTTCAAACCTTACACAGGTGAAGCTAGTACTATCATACAGTACGGCACTACTGACAACAACGTTATTATATCTATTGGTACTAATGAAAAGAACTATGTCATTCTAGGTACTGAATTATATGACATCACGCCAATTCGCATAGTCCTTACCTCTCCAGCTACAGACAATTGCATATCTACAGTAGAAGACTCTACAACTATAACATTTAATATAATGGCTCATGGCGCAGCTATAAATGACTATGTGACTATCAGTGGAGCTACTAGTGTAGGCGGAGTTCCAGCAGGTGAAATAAATAAAGAACATAGAATAACAAATGCCACTACTAATACCTTCGACGTTACAGTTGAGACCGCAGCAACTTCTACAGTAGCAGCTGGTGGTGGTACAGCAATTTCTGCATCCTTCCAATACCCAGTAGGTTACCCGACGACTACTTTTGGTTATGGCTGGGGTGCAGGCCCTTGGGGTAGAGATACGTGGGGTTCAGGCTCAGATATTGCAGTCGCATTCGCTCCTAGACTTATATTCCAAGAGAAGTTTAATAATGATGTTATCTATAATATCAAGGGTGGAGATATATTCTACTGGCAGTATACCCCAACAATCTCTGAAAGAGCAGTAGAGCTTAAGACTTTACCTGGCTCTAGAGCTGTCCCTGAACAAGTGGGTAATATTATATTTGCATTTAGTGGTCACTTACTTGCAATGTCTTGTACAGAATACAATATTGTTGAGACTGATGGGTTAGTTATATCTTCTTTAACTAGAACTACTAGACTTACTACTGTTACAGTTACTACCGTAGGGTCACATAATTTAGAAGTAAATGATTGGGTATTAATGCAAGGTCAGGCACCTTCAGGTTATCAAGGTGAGGTTCAAGTGATGTCAGTGCCTACAGCAGATACATTCACATATGAAATGGCATACGACCCAGGAATAGATGCTACCACAGTAGGAACATATAAATCTATAGACTACTCAGGCGACTTCGATCCGTTACTAATTAGATGGGCAAACGTTGACCCAGTTATAGGACCACAGCCAGAAGAATGGAAACCAGAACTAACTAACACAGCAGGATTCTTAAGAGTCCAACAAGGTTCTCAAATAATCGCAGCTCACAGAACTAGACAAGAAGTCCTAGTATGGTCTGATGTTGCATTATATACAGTGCAGTTCTTAGGCACAGAAGAAGTATTTGCATTACAAGAGATATCTGATTCTATTAATATCATAGGCCCTAACGTAGTAGCAGAGGCAAACAACATCATATTCTGGATGGGTAACGATAAGTTCTTCGCATATGATGGGCGTGTAAGCACATTACCATGCACACTAAAACAATATGTATTTGAAGATATGAACAAGACTAACGGCAGACTTAACTTTGCTGGTATTAATAGTGAGTTTAATGAAGTTATATGGTTCTACTGTTCTGCAACGTCAGCCTCAATTGATAGGTATGTTATCTTTAATTACGAAGAAAAAATATGGTACTACGGCACACTAGCGCGCACTGCATGGGCTAATGTTGGAACTATTAAATTCCCTCTTGCAGCTAATGCAGGATATGTCTATAAACATGAAGATGGTATTGATAATGTAGAAGACCCTAAATCAGCGCCTAAACCTATCTCTGCCTTCATAGAATCTGCCGACTTAGGTATAGATGATGGAGACTCATTTGTATTAACCAAGAGAGTAATACCTGATGTTAACTTTGTTAATTCTTCAACAAGTAAACCTGAAGTAGAAGTAACTGTAGGAGTACGAAACTTTCCTGGAGCAAGAACAAAAACAGAAGATGTTGCCGGTAATACTTTAACTAGGGATGTTGTTACTACTGCATCTGTTGACCAATATACTAATCAAGTCTTTGTAAGAGCAAGAGGTAGACAGATGAGCTTTAAGATTGCATCAGATAGTTTAGGAACTCAATGGCAACTTGGCACGACTAGAGTAGACTTTAGACCAGACGGAAGGAGAGGGTAATGTCAGGTAAACATACTAAAATAACTATAGCACCTAATATATCTAACCCTCAATCAGATTATAGTAGAGACCAACAATTACAAATGGTCAACCAACTTAGATTATACTTCAACGAGAATGATGGCGTGCATAGACAAGCTAAAGGGCATTTTGATATGCTACTCACACTACAATGGTTAGGAGATAATTAATGGCTTTTCAAGGAGTTACACCATCAAAACTAGCACAGAATGTATTGACTACAGACTACATTGCTATCTATACAGTGCCTGCAAATACAAGAACTTATGTAAAAGATATATGCATCTGTAATACAACAGCAGCTGGAGTAGATATAAGTATAAGTTTAGTGCCAAGTGAAGGTACCCCAGGAACATCTAATGCTTTATATTATGAATTTACTGTAGATGCTAATGAAACTATGCAGTGGAAAGGTTCTCAAATTATGTATGAGAACGATACGATACAAGTTAAAGCTTCTGCAACAGGATGTACAATCAACATTGGGGGTGGCGAAGCCACTGAATAACAAGCAAAAACGGTTTATACATAGCATATTACATGGTATTATACAACTTAAATAAATAGGAATAAGATATGTCATTTTTCGGAGACGCTCTCAGAGTAGCAGCCCCTATAGCAGCAGGATGGTATGGAGGTCCAGCATTTGCAGGTACTTTTGGAGGGAGCGCCGCAGCCGCAGGTATTGCTTCTGGTGCCGTTGCAGGTATGGGTATTGCTGCTTTAACAGGTGAAGACCTTTTAGCAGGGGGATTAACTGGAGCTTTCGGTGGATATAGTGGTCAAGGGTTACAAGCTGCATTTAACCCAGCGGTTGCAGGGAAGGCTGCAATTGATTCAGGAACAACAACTGCCGTAGCAAATGACGCAATGATGAGTCCTTATACTGGTGTAGCAAGTGGCACACAAGAAGCAGCAAGAGGGTCTCAGTTAGGTATGTTCTCTAATCCAGCTGCAGTAAGTGGTACAGCTCAACCAGCTGCTACAGGAATTGTAGGTACTAATGGTCAAATAGGGGCTAACATGGGACAAGTAAATGTTCCTAGTTATGCAGTAGAGCCTGGGGTTACGGGCCCAGCATCTGTAGCACCAAACGGAGCTAATATACAAAGTGGTACGCAATTGAAAGCTGGCTATGGAACTACAGGAAATGCAAGTAAAGTACCAGGAATACGTGATGCAGGTTCAGGAGGATATGCAGGAAACCCAGCTCCACCTGATAC